TTATAAATTGCTGATAGCTGTTTCAAAGATTGAGACAGCTTTTTTTGCTCCCTCTTGGGTTGCGTGAACATAAGTATTTAAAGTCATAGAGATATTAGAGTGACCTAGCCTGTATTGCAAGTCTTTGGCTTCTATGCCAGCGTAGAGCATGATAGTAGCGTGAGTATGGCGGAAGCCATGGAAACTAATATCAGGCACGCCAGCAGATTTAAAATGCTGCTGCAATCTCTTTCTTAACAAGCAAGCATGGGCATATTTATTGGTAAACACTGAAAAGACAACTGTTTCAGTCCGTCCTAATTGCCATGCGTGCAGTTGCTGGCGTTTTTTGTATTGCTTGAGTAGCGATACTGTAGCCTTATCTATTTCAACATTTCTTAGCCCTGCTTTTGATTTAGGGGTATTTGTTTCCAGATAGCGGTTGAGTGTCTTAGTTACGTTGACAGTCCCATTTTTTAGGTCAATATCAGACCATTCAAGAGCTAATGCCTCACCAATACGGCAACCAGTGGCCAGTAGAAACTTGTATAGAACAAAATCGAATAGATTTTCATAGCTTGACTGATCCAGCTTGTCCAAGTAGGTTAGAAACTGTTTCAGCTCTTGATTGCTGAAAAACTTGATTTTCTTTTCCTTGTCTTGGTTTTTACGTGGGACAATAACATCACGGGCGGGGTTATAAGGGATAAGCTGCATAGTGACAGCATACTGAAGAATACGCTTGTTGATATTGTTTAAAAAGCTGTAGTTAGCGTATGCCCCTTTCTCGCCTTTATTGGCCGCATTAGCCCACTTGTTGACCTGTTGCTGAATGACTGGCGTAGTTATCTTGGATAGCTTATAATCACCAAATACTGGCAAAATATGAAGCCTTACAATACCTTCCATAGACTGCTGGGAGTTTGGTTTGATAGTATTCTTGTAACTATCCCACCAGAGGGCTACAAGCTCCTTATACGTGGTGATTGTCGGTTTGGTTTTCGCCGTGTGACCGTTAGCCACAAAAGCATTGACTGCCTCCCTAGCTTTGACCTTAACGCCTTTTTTAGTGCTGGCCGTGACTGTTGTTCTCGCCTTTTTCCCTGTTAGTCTATCAACCCCTAAATAAACGCTTGAGCGGTACACGATAGTACCGTTTTCCTTTTTGTATTCTTTAATATTCATGATATATACCTTTCTAACATCAGTAAGCAAGTATGGGATTTAATTAGGTATTTATATCATGCTGAGCGTTACGAGAACGCCCCTATTTTCGTTTGTTTTGGGTAAGGTGGTTATTATACCAGAGAGGGAGAAAACGCCTAAAATCGGCTTTAAACGCACTTTTTAGTCAGTCAATTTCTTTATCTGTTTTTCAAAATCTGAGTTGATTTTTTGAGTTTTGTTAAATAGTTGGTATTCTGCCTTTGCTTTATCTTTGGCAACCTTAGAGCTGATTAGCCCCTGACCAGTTAAAACATCATATTCCTGAAAGGTCAAAAAGCGGTCAATACTTTCAGCCAGTTGCTGCATAGTCTGAGTTTTTTTCTGTTCGATTTGCCGTTCCAGGTAATCAAAATAGCTGGAGATACTTCTTTCCAGAGAGCGAATTTCATCAGCCGACAGGTAATTCTTAGCTATTTGCGTATCTGATTGCAAAATCCGACCGTCTGGGGAATGTTTCCAAGTGGTCAGCCCCATATTGTCCTTGGTATGGTCTGCTTGAGTGTAGATAATTTCTGCTGCTGTCTTTCCAGTAATGGCATAATGGAATTTATTTTGAACAGCAGCATAAAACTGTTTTGTCAAAGTGCTTTGCGGGTCATAATCGATAGAAATTTCTGCGAATATATCTGTAATTTGTAACCAAATGCGGCGTTCACTTGCACGAATCGACCGGACACGTTCCAAGAGTTCACGGAAGTAATCTTTTTCTAGCAGATTTTCGCCTTGCTTTAAGCGTTCATCGTCCATGGCAAAACCTTTTATCATGTATTCACGTAATACAGAGGTTGCCCATTGCCTAAAGCGTGTGGCTTTTTGGGAGTTGACACGGTAGCCTACGGAGATAATCGCATCTAGGTTGTAATAATTGATATCTTTAGTCTGGGTTTTCCCCTCCATAGCACCATGCTTAGTGGTATTTTCCATTTTGGAAACAACCACTTTTTCGTCCAGTTCCCCCTCATCAAAGATATTTTTCAAGTGTTTGCTGATTGCAGGTACTCCAACATCGAATAATCGAGCCATTTCTTTCTGACTAGCCCAAATGGTTTCACCACGGATAATCACGCTGGCAGTTTCTTGATCATTATCAGCAGAATAGATTAAAAATTGTAATTCGTTCATGAAGCCCCCCTTTCTATATGTTTTCTATCTGTACTGGTACAGATTTGGGATTTATGATATAATATAGCCATTGGGAGCAATCCCAAAATAAAAATATTAGAAGTGATATAATATTTTTGTTTATTACTCACGGAGTTAGTGAGTGCTGGTTTTTTTATTTCCGATGGTGGCGTGGCGTTTGCTACGCCTTTTTGTGTTGGGGCGGAAAAGTTTATTTCAGTTCAATTAGCTTGTTATAAATTTTGTCCGTTAGTTCTTTTTGTTGACTTGCTGTTAGGTGCCTTGACGTACGAATTATAATAGATCCGTAAACATAATGCGAACCTGGATCTAAAAATCCTTGACCGTCAAAAGCACTGAGATATGTGTTACGTTTTTCGGCGTCTTCGGTTGTGTTGTAAACTTCAATATTCCCTCCAACGTCATTTCCTTTGGCTACAATATCAGCGCCTTCAACAGGTATAGTAACTTGGTTATCTGCAAAATAAACGGAAGCTGTATATCCCCCTTGTTTATTTAATTTACCGTTTGGATCATTGGCTTCTGTAACAGATTGAACTTCTGTAACGGTATCAACTTCTTTTAAGCGCTCTTCGATGAACGCTTGGGAAGGATTTGTAATTTGTTTTAGTTGGGTAATGCTGTTCTGGTATTCTTTTATAGCGTCAGTGATTTTGGTTTCGGTTTCCGTATAGTCTAACGGCTGTTCTAGTTCCTTTGCTTGCTCTAAAATATCTTCTGTTTTCTTTGCTATTTCAGGGATTTTTCTTTTTTCTTTGTTTGCTGCTTCCAAGGTTGCTTTTAAATTGTCTAGGGTCTTATCCTCTAACGGCTTTTCGTCAGCTTTTACGAGTTCTTGAGCTTCGGCAATTGAGCTTTCTAGTTTTTTGTTTTTATTGCTAACCATTTCTTTAGCTACTTCAAAAGTGTTTACCGCATTCTGGTGAGGGGTAAAGATATATAAATAATAAGCAACTGCAGCTAAGACTATAATCACTGATGTGGCAACAAGCCAGATTTTTTTATTTTTCATTGTTTTTTCTCCTTTTTTGTATATTTAAATGGTTGCGCGTGGTCAGTCTACCACCTTACCAGAACCAACGACAGCATATATTTTAATATGGGTATCTGCTGAGGGTGGAAAATCGATAATAATATCATCATATTTTGGATTGATGGAAACCAAGCGTAAGCAATTGTCTTCGGTATAGACTTTTTTCAGATAGTAATGCATAGTTAATTCTTATTATTGCCTGATAATTCCTTTTTACGACGTTCGGAGGTCTCATAAAAATCTAAAAGGAAATTTATTATTTCCTCAAATCTATAAGTGTGACCTTTACTGATAGAACCATAAAGCAAGAGCTTTGTTTGAATGCTTTCTAAAAATTTTATTGCAACCGTGGTATCTCTTTGAAGTTCATCAAGAATTTTTTCGTCTTTAATAAATCTCAAATCATAGACTTCGATAAGTTCAGCTAACTCTATAATCCCCATACTTCCTTTTTCTGGATGTACCCCAAACATCTCATACATTCTTTGGTGCCCTTCGTTATAACCAAGAAGATAACCAACATCGACATTAAAATAATCCGCCAGCGTTTGTGCTTTGTCTGGCTTTATTTGGCTTTCTCCATTTTCCCAACGAGAAATAGTTTTTTCGGTTACTGATAATTTTTCAGATAATTTTTTTTGGGAAATATTATCTCGTTCCCTTAACTCTTTTAGTTTATTTTTATTATAGTTCATTGTCAACACTACCTTTCAAGACAATTATATCACAATACGGACAAAAAATGTACAGGAGAATTAAAAAAATTGTTGACAAGTACAAAAAATGTCTGTATAATACAATTAACAAAGACAAAAAATGTCTTATAGAAAGGAGTACAGCTATGAAAAATAATTTTCGGGTTATTCTAGCCAAGCAACGAAAAAAAGTTGCCGATGTTCATAACGGCACAGGTATTTCTAAAAGTACCTTGACGGCTATCTATTATGAGCGTTCAAAAAATCCTAGTATGGAAACCATGACTAAGATTGCTGATTATTTGAATGTAACACTAGATGAACTTATCACAGCCCAGCACTAAGATTTTTCACTACCTTTCACTCTTGAAAAATCTGAAAATAAATAGAAACGAGGTACAAAATGACGAAAAAACACAGGGAAAGAATTTTTACGATTGACCGTCTTTACGAGATCCAAGATATTCATGGCGAGCTGACACTTTCGGCCATTATGGAGGAGTTTGATTTTTTATCCAGACGAGACATCACGCAAAAGCTAAACCAAAAACGGCGAGCCGGTCAAATCTACTATGGAAAAAATTATACAAATATCAAAATCTTAGCCCCTAGGACGATAAAAAACGATGTTGTCATTAAAGATAACGAGCTAGGGCGCTTACAGTCATGGTTTTTGGTACGTGACCTGTACGGTTTAGAAGATGATCTACAGTCTGGACAACTCAAGGCAAGCGACAAAGTAAAGGCTAGGCAATTGCGCTATAAGATTTTGAACAGTTTACAGAAGTCCGCTATTGATTTTGCCAAACTTTACGAGGAACAAATAGGCTTTACGCTACCATGGCAGGAGGTAAGTAGCAATGGTTGAACATCTACCAAGACTATATCAACGGTCAGTGATGCTTATTAGTCAATATTGGCACGGAGAGCTAGACAAAGAAACGTTTATCAAGGATTTTCACCGTTTAGAAAACAGAATACATCACGAAGTATCCGTAAAAAATTGGCAACAAAAAAAAAGGCTTAGCAATCGCCAAACCGCAGAAGCCTTTTCACAAAACAACTAAACCATAAATAGCAAGTATGGGATTTAGTTAGGTATTTATTTGATTATATCACAAATTAAGTGAATATGCTACCACAGAAAAAAGATTGGATAGTAAGAACCGCAAATAAAGGAACGGAGAACAAGAATGACAACATTTAACAGCATACAACAGGAAATTAAACAAATCAGAAGTGCACTACAAAAGGCACAAGAAGCAACAGGAATGAGCGAATTATCTTTACTTTCTGCACGATTAAAGGGAATCGAATTTGATTTAAAGCAACTGCTTTACATTGAAGTCCCTGAACTGAACGACAGCAAAAAATATGATGCGCTTTTTCAAGGGAACGATATTATATTCGGAGAAAGTTTTTTAGAAAGAAAAGCCGTTAGACAGAGTTTTTGGAAACAATTGGCAAAGTTATTCATCAGCAGTAAAGATGAGCAATCCGCTTTCGTAAAACAGGCAGAGGCGGAATATATGCACATAGTATCATCACATAAAGAATTACATTCGAAAGCGAGGGTTAGCGCATGATAGATGAATTTAACATGCCACCAGAACAGCTACTGCTTTTCATTGTTGCCTTATCAATCGTGAACATCTTTCTATGGCTCCATCTAGGCTATTTTCAGCTTGATACAGAGCTGAAAGACAAGCCCGAGGGTAAATATACCAAGAAACTACAAAACGCTAACTACGGGGCTTATATTCAAGCTCAAGGGCGATATTATAATTAGGAGGTAGCATTATGCATATTCTATCAAGAGAAACAGAACTTGAGCTTTTAAAGTTGGTTGATCATCACTTAGAAAAGCGCTACGAGCTAGAACGCCAGATGATGGATAGTTTTGATTTGAAACCAGTGGAAGAAGTAACTGAAAAGCTGAAAGTAACATCAACGACCCTTAGAAACTGGGAAGAAGCAGGGCTACAACGCTACCAGTCGCCATTTGAGAACAGCAAGAAAGTCTATTACAGGGCTTCTGATTTATACAACTTTTTGGCAGTGGATTAGGAGGAGATAGTGGCAAGATATAACATACACCCTACGCAAGGCGGAAGAAAATATCATGATGAAAAAAATATAAAGACCGCAGGCCAACCATTGAGCAAAACAAGGAACAGCAACGACTAAAAAAGTTGAAGAAGAAACGTAGAAAGGGCTAAACATGTATGATTTACTAGAATTAACCTTACATCGTGACAAGTTATCATTTTTTGGTTTTTTGAAGAAGAATCCGACCAGAGCATTAAAAAACGGAGACTATTACAAGTTTGTCTACTTGCTACCGTCAAATGTTGGGCTGACTGATTTTAGTTATAAAGGCATTATTATTCACATAGCGGACACGGTTACGGAAGGCCATTGGCAATTAGTCAGAGATCTACCGCTAGCCATGGCAGGCGCTGACCTTGTAGAGGTGTTGGAGGATTTGGAACGCCATAGACTGGAACAGGCACGGCAGGACGTTGGGCTGGAGCTTGGCGGGTGGATATTTGACACTATCGCAAACGGCTTATATACAGAGCAAGAAACAGCCTATTTTATCCGCCTAATGTTTCTACATGGGTATGATTTTGAACAGTTGACCAGCTTATTTAGCGCTATCGTGAAGCGGATAGAGTTGGCGAGCTATTTTCTAACAACCGCTAAAAAAATCTATAGGGGGGTAGAGTTTGGATAAAAAAGAAATCGTAGACAGTATTATCCAGCAAGACAAAAAGGAGGCGACACAAGGCGAAACAGAAACAGCCTATCAAGAAGTGATACCCGCCTTTCGGACGTATGGAAAATCAAAGATACCAGCCAGAAGCCCTTATAATGTTATTTTAGTTTTTGAACAGCACAAAAGCATTTTTAAGGGGGTTAGATACAACGATTTTTCGAAGGCGATTGAAAAGACTGAGCTGACTCCGTGGGGGACTAATAAGGGCTTATGGAGTGACGAGGATACAAAATTAGCCATTGCTTTCATCGATGAAAAATACGGCTTTGCGCCAACGAGGGAGAATGTAGAAATAGCGATTTTAAAAGTCGCAAAAGAAAACGCCTATCACCCCGTAAAAGACCGCATAGAGTCGCAACGATGGGACGGAGTGGAGCGGGCGGAACGGTATTTTATAGACTTGCTAGGTTGCCCCGATACAAGCTACGCCCGTGAAGTTACAAGATTATGGTTGACGGGTTTGGTTGCCCGCATTTATCAGCCCGGAATTAAGTTTGAAATTGTGCCGATTTTGACCGGTGGGCAAGGTTTGGGGAAAAGTACAGCTACCAAACGCTTGTTACCTGACTTTCATTCGGATAGCGTCCGAAAATTCGGCGACCATACCGAAGACTATCGTATTTTACAGACAAATGCGGTGATTGAATTTGGGGAGCTGAAGGGCTTTAAAAAGACGGCTATTGAAGCGGTTAAGAACTTCATCAGCGCTTCTAGTGATGATATTCGGGCGCTATATGGCAGAAAGCCTGAAAAGGTGGAGCGCCATTGTGTTTTCATTGGGACATCAAACGCCAAAGGCTTTCTAAAGGACGAGGGCAAAGAGCGGCGTTTCTATCCTCTCCAATGCGGGGTTAATGATGTCGCTTGTCACCCGATGGAGAAGGAAGAAGGCTACTTCTTGCAAGTGTTAGCAGAGGCCAAAGCGTGGTACGATAAGGGGCAACCCTTGACCGTCTCAACGGAACTGGATAAGGAGCTGGAACAAATCCAAGAAGCTTACAAGGTGGAAGATCCAGAAAAAGAAGCGATTTTAGAGTATTTGGGCTATTTTTATCCGCCGATAGACTGGTACGAGCTATCACCACATGAACGCCGTCAGTATTTTCTAAAACATCTGCAAGAGCCTTTAGACGATAACCAGCAATATAAGGAGTATCCACTCGCATTTGGGTCTGCCCAACTTGAGCTGACAACGCCCAACGAAGTTGCCTATGTTGTTTTTAATGAAAATCCAACCAAGGGACGAGGGGGACGCTATAGTCAAAAAGCGAGGGATGTACTAGATAATCATAAGGACTGGGAGCGGTCAGAAGCTAAAAAAAGACTATGGAAAAATGGAAAACCAACTCACTACTATTTTAAAATAAGGCGTTAATGCTACTAATTGCTACAGATATGCTACAGATATGCTACAGCGAAAAAGTCAGGTATATCAAGGGTTTAACCCTATTGTAGCTATTTGTAGCTATATAATAAATAAAATAATATATAAGAGAGGGGCTAGAAGATGGGGGATATATCTATAAAAAGTTTTTTATTGAGTTTCTTGCTACAATAGCTACAAAAATGCCCTAAACCCTTGGGAGAGTAAGGCGGAGGCGCTGTAGCAATTCCCCGCTTCTAATGCACGCTTATTGCTCCAAAGCTACAAAAAGGAGAAAAACACCCTAGGAGGAGAGAAATGAAACAATTTAACCATGTTTTGATGAACCGATACCACTATCAAACAGAGGCGACACGCTTTGACACGATTGATAGAATCAAGTTAGGGATACAGGGCTATATCATTGGCTTGTATGCCCAACCAGACATCGAAACCGCCTTGACCAAATTAGATACAGGTTGGCAACTTTTGGCGGAATATGAAGCGGATAGGGATTTGACTGAGAGCCTAGAGAGAATCGCAAATACATATAAAGGGGGATAATATGACCGTACGGCACTATTATAGATATTTTCAATTCGTGGCGGATATGCTAGCGTGTAAGCACGCCATTATTGGCTACATGGTTGGCACGTATAAAGAACCGCATTATCGGATTGACTATCGCAAGGGGGAGCTTTGTGTAACCTATCAGCACAGCCGAAGCTTGAACAGCGTTTTTGAGCGGATAGCCGAAGCATGCGACACAGCGAAAGCGAACAAAATCAAACAAAATGGAACAGATGGGAGGGGGTGAAGATACAAATGAGCACTATTGATGATTTAAGGAAATTACTGAATAATGGTTGCATATTATACCAAAAAGATGGTACAATAAAATCAGCAAGGTTGCCAGCATATGGGAGTTTAATTATTACAATGCAGGATAGCCAACCCGTACAGCTGGAAACAAGGCGAAAAGAAAAAATTTAATTGCTGACTGGAAAACCAGAGGCATGATATTAGAGTTTAGCGCTCTTTGTCATGCCTCTTTATTTTTTTTATTCAAGGGAGGAAGACAATGTCAATACGTATTAAGGTTGATTTAGATGGTGTTACAGCCAAATTAAGTGAAAAAAACTTTGTGAAGGCTCGGACGGAAATGGCAGAACAAATGCTAACGGATATGAATTACCTTGTGCCGTTATCTGATCCGTATTCTGATGGGCATTTGCGTGCTTCTGGGCATGTTGTTGAAGGAGGTCATGCCATTGAATGGACTCCACCGTATGCTAGAGCGCAATTTTATGGCACGAACGGGATTGTGACTTTTCAGCATTACTCAACGCCTGGAACTGGTAAACGTTGGGACGAGAAAGCAAAAGCTATCCACATGAATCATTGGAAAGATATATTTATCAAAGAAGCAGGGCTTTAATTTATTCTTGCTTAAAATTGTAAAATGGAGGTACAAGACAATGACACTACAACAAATCCAAGCGCAGATTGCAAAATTAGGCGTTTATAAACAGCAACAAATCGAAGCGTATCAGAGTTTAAAAACTGATTTATATAAAAAAGTTCGAGAACAGACGATGTATCAATCAGAAGCAGATTTACGTTTATCAAATTTTAGAAAAGAAGCTGAAGCATATAGCACGACGGAGTATAATTCAATCAAAAATAAGTTATCAGCTTTTGAGCAATCCGAAAAAGAGAAAATCAAAGCGGAATATGAAACAGTTACAGCCGATGATGTAGCTGAGTTAACTTTATTAGGCACAATGGCGGTTAACGAGGGAGAAATTAAAGGTTATTTAGAGCGCTATAAAAAGAATCCATTAGCGGTTAAAAAAATTCATGAAATAGCAACTGAAAACAAAATTGAACTCCCCCAATATATCTTGAAAGAAGACAGGTTATCTAATACGATAGAAACGCTTAAGCAATATGCAGGTTATTATCAAGCGGCTGAAATTGCCGATAATTTAGGCAGTGCAAGTGATTTAGCCTTTACTTTGGTAGTTGCTGATGAAGGTATGAATCAGGCGGTAGATAGCTATGTGGTAACCGCCCCATAACGAGGTATATTGAAAAAGTTCCAAAGTCTTGCTTGACTCTGGAACTTTTTCTATTTGCAGTTATTCTGAATTTTTTCAGCCCACGGTAAATAAGCCTCTAGAACTTCCTTTTTGGCGAGTGACTCCTCGTTTGGAAGATGTTCTAGAAGATAAGTGATGTATTTCTCTGAATCAAGACCATGCCTCTTAGCTGTTTCCAATAAACTCAGAATGATAGCTGTTGACTTGGCTCCCTCAAAACTTTGAGAAAACAGCCAATTTTTCCGTCCAATGACCAAGGACTTAATGGCCCGTTCTGCTACATTATTGGATAGAACCAAGCGACCATCTTGAAGAACTGCCTTGAATAGTTCCTCATACTTAAGGCTATACTCTATCGCACGACCAAGTTTTGATCCAGGTAAAATAGATTGATTGCGGCACCAGTTGAAGAACTCGTCCATCAAAGGGGCTAACTCTGCCTGGCGTTTATGTAGTCGCTCTTCAGTAGAGAGGTCAACCCAGTCATTCTCCAAGGCAAATAAGCGGTCGCAATAGGCTAATCCCTTGGCACCCAAGGAAGTCTTGTCTGCCTTTTTAGGAGTGGCCTCGAAGAAGATCTTCTGACATGAGCCCAACAACCAACTAGCTGAGCTCGTTCTAACTGCCTATAGGCACTCAGCGGTTCGCAGTTAACCAAGCTTATCCTCACTTCGTTCCTCAAGCTTGGACTGCTATCGCATAGGCAGAACTAAGGAACTGAAGTTCCAAGTTACTGCCGTAACATGTCACAATGTACATAGCCTGTGTAATCTCCAAGAAACTCCTTCACAACCAAGCCACTCCGCCCTTTATCGTGATGATAAAGAGTGATTCCCTGTTCTTCATGCTTCCCAGACAAGAAGGTCCAGTAGAAGGTCAACTGACTATCATTTTCCAAGACCTTATAAGAAGTCTCATCCGCATGGAGAACAGGCTGTTCTAGTAATTTCTCGTGCAGAAGGTCATAAATCGGCTCGAAATAATACTGACTAGACTTGATGTGCCAGTTGGCGATTTCCTTCCGTGTGATTGGCAAGCTAAGCTTGTTCCAATCCTCTTCCTGGCGGTAGTTGGGGACTTTCAGATTGAACTTCTGATGAATGGTGTGGGCAATAATGGAGGCTGACCCCAAGCTATGGGCCAGAGGTGCCTTCGGAACAGGAGCCTTGATAATCTTATCGTTAAAATTCTTCTCGCTACAGTTCTGGCACTTGTAAGCGTGTTGGACATGGTCAAGGCGTTTCAATTGGGCAGGGATATAAACCAATTCCTGCCTCTGAATACAAGAACCAATCTCTTTCAACTGACCGTGACAGTCTGGACAAGTGCAGTCTTCGCCTTTTAGTTCATGATGAACCATCTCCGGAGTAAACTGACTGAAAACAGCCTGACGAACTCCCTTGGTTTTCTTACGTTTATAGGTAATCGTTTCTGTGTCACCTGGGTAAGTCAGCGTCTTCTTCAGGAAGTGATTCTTCTTCGAAGAGACTTAGCTGACCAGGTTGATACGCAACCTTTTCTGATGACTTGCCATAGAGCTTTTGTGTCAGATAAGCCACCTGTTCACGAAGGAGGGTCAACTCATTGGTCATGATTTCAATAGTTTTTGTTAGACTTTCAATCACTTTATCTTGTGACTCCATGGACTTACCCCCTTCTTTTTATCTCATTATACCTAAAAGAAAGCCATGATTTCAATAGAAATCACGACTTTTTGTAGATTTTATTTTAGGGCTTATCGAAAATCCCTTCATCAACCAGTCAACTTGCTCGGAAGTTAAGGCTTTGACCTCATGTTCATCATTAGGCCAAGTGAGTTTGCCGTTTTCAAATCGTTTGTAGAGTAGCCAAAATCCTTGTCCGTCCCAGTAAAGGGCTTTGAACCGGTCTTTGCGGCCACCACAGAAGAGAAAAACTTGACCAGAAAAGGGATCTAATTCAAATTGACGTTTAACGAGATAAGCCAATGAATCAACCCCTTGTCTCATATCGGTTTTGCCACAAACCAGATAGACCTGCCCTAAATCACTGAGTCGGATGCTCATAAGCAAGTACCTTTTCTAAAATAGTTTCCAGTGTTTCTTGATGAAGAGATTGGAACAAGCTTAGTTCAACTTTTCCAATACGCATTTTCAGTACCAGATCATTTCTGGATTTATGAGGAAATCGACGAGATTGTGGTGTTTTCAAGGGAATAATAGGTTGTGACATCAAAATAGCCTCCAGTTCTGTTTTCTGATAACAGTATACTAGAGGCGTGGAAAATATCATAGACACCTGGTTATGGGGCGGTTACGCTATGTGAATCATTTTGATACCGCTTTGGGGTTAGAAAACGAATAAAAATTGTGTTTTATCCTGCTTTTTCTGAGGCTCTAAAAAAAGACAGTTGTACGCATTCGTAAAACTGTCTTTTTGATAACTATAAGCAGATAGAACTGAATGAAAAAGAAAAACCTTATTTTTCTTACCCTCTAAAAAAGAATAAGTTATAAAGCCAATGAGATTTGGGTAGGTAGATAACAAAAAGCCAACGCTTATGCGCTGACCTTTTGTGAATAATAACTCGTAATTTTATTATATCACAAAGGAGGGAAAAAGGTGAAACAAATCAGGGCATACGCCAACCGAAAACTAAAAGAGTTCAGACGGTGGCAGAGAATTGCAAGAGATGGGAACGTGGTCTATTCTGATGATTATATCTTACAGGCAGAAAACGGTGATTTTCAACCCGTGGAGCGGTTGGAGATGAACCAAGAGACGGCACGGCAAGAGCTGAACGCCATAAAATCGGCTATCAATTCTATTAGTGATATTAGACTACGCCAGTTACTGATATTGAACTGTCTGGAATGTATGACGGTTGAGCAGGTACGATTAAAAATAAAAAGCAAGTATAAGCCTTTTGAGCCTATCAAAGAAGGGCAGTATCACAATTTAAAAAATCTTGCTTTACTTGCCTTTGCCAAGCAATACAGAAATGGAGTGCTTGAGACGTTACCAGATTGAAATTTTACTAGGTTTTAGCCATTGTTTTGGCTTGCCCGATAAATTAGCCGTATAGAGACTGAAAGCCCGTAGAAGCGATTTTAGGGGCTTTTTACTGATTAACTTTTTAGATGAAATTCTTGTTTTTTACTTGAATACGTGTAACACGTATGATATAATAATCTTGTCAGGAGGTAGAGCGCTATGCCGATGACACAAAAAGAGATGGTAAAACTCCTAATCGCTAATGGTTGGACAAAGACCAAGGGCGGTAAAGGCTCCCATGTCAAAATGGAAAAGCAAGGAGAAAGACCCATCACAGTCCCGCATGGTGAACTGAATAAGTACACTGAACGCGGGATAAGAAAGCAAGCGGGCATTTAGTCCGCCCCTGCTTTTTTTGAGAGTAACGGAGGTAAACAGATGTTAGTTACTTATCCAGCCTTATTTTATTATGATGATACAGATGGGACTAACGTGCCTTACTTTGTACATTTTCCAGATATTGATGGTTCGGGCACTCAAGGTACAAGCCTTTCGGACGCTATGGCGATGGCTAGTGACTGGCTAGGTATTCATCTGGCGCATTATATCGAGAACGGTCAAGACCTACCGCAATCATCAGACATCAATAGTCTTTCATTGGATGAAGATGCCCCATTTAAAGATGAACCCGATTTTTTATCTTATGACCCTGAAAAATCCTTTGTCTCGCTTGTTATGGTTGATGTTGCGGAGTATCTAGGAAACCAAGAGCCGATAAAAAAAACTTTAACCATTCCACGTTGGGCGGACAAATTGGGGCGTGAGTTAGGTTTGAATTTTTCTCAGACACTCACCGAAGCCATTGCAGATAAGAAAATACAAGCCTAGCACCCGCTGGGCTTTTCTGATACAGTAAATTACTGTATAATAGACCTATCAGCAATCAAAAAAGCGCAGTCGATTAACTACGCTAATTCTTGCTTACTGAACTCATCAATTTAATTCCTTTTTAACTACCTTTTATGTTTCCTCTACTTATCCATAGTTGGTAAGAATTGAGAAAAATAGGCTGAAAAGTGGGTGTTATTTTCCCTATTATTTTTTGTTTGGCAATCACTGGATAATAATTTTATGTAGCTATTATACCGTAAAAAATAGTAGTTGTATTGATTCTCAAGATTGTTAGTAACCGCCCAATAACCAGGTATATTGAAAAAGTTCCAAAGTCTTGCTTGACTCTGGAACTTTTCTATTTGCAGTTGTTCTGAATTCGTTCAGTCCACGGTAAATAAGCCTCTAGAACCTCCTTTTTTGCGAGTGACTCCTCGTTTGGAAGATGTTCCAGAAGATAAGTGATGTATTTCTCTGAATCAAGACCATGCCTCTTAGCTGTCTCCAGTAAACTCAGGATAATGGCAGTTGCTTTAGCTCCTTCAAAACTTTGGGAAAACAACCACCTTCACTTTTGTATTTTTAAGCTCAGGCTGAAAGAGTCCACTGGACTCTTTCACTCCGTCCCATGACCAAGGACTTAATAGCGCGTTCTGCTACATTATTGGATAGAACCAAGCGACCATCTTGAAGAACTGCCTTGAATAGTTCCTCATACTTAAGGCTATACTCTATCGCACGACCAAGTTTTGATCCAGGTAAAATAGATTGATTGCGGCACCAGTTGAAGAACTCGTCCATCAAAGGGGCTAACTCTGCCTGGCGTTTATGTAGTCGCTCTTCAGTAGAGAGGTCAACCCAGTCATTCTCCAAGGCAAATAAGCGGTCGCAATAGGCTAATCCCTTAGCACCCAAGGAAGTCCTGTCTGCCTTTTTAGGCGTCGCCTCGAAGAACTTTCTTCTGACATGAGCCCAACAACCAACTAGCTGAGCTTTGTCTAACTGCCTATATGCCGACCACATATCACAATGTACATAGCCTGTGTAATCTCCAAGAAACTCCTTCACAACCAAGCCACTCCGCCCTTTATCGTGATGATAAAGAGTGATTCCCTGTTCTTCATGCTTCCCAGACAGGAAGGTCCAGTAGAAGGTCAACTGGCTATCACTTTCCAAGACCCTGTAAGAAGTCTCATCCGCATGGAGAACAGGCTGTTCTAGTAATTTCTCGTGCAGAAGGTCATAAATTGGCTCGAAATAATACTGACTAGACTTGATGTGCCAGTTGGCGATTTCCTTCCGTGTGATTGGCAAGCCAAGCTTGTTCCAATCCTCTTCCTGGCGGTAATTGGGAACTTTCAGATTGAACTTCTGATGAATGGTGTGGGCAATAATGGAGGCTGACCCTAGGCTATGGGCCAGAGGTGCCTTAGGAACAGGAGCCTTGATAATCTTATCGTTAAAATTCTTCTCGCTACAGTTCTGGCACTTGTAAGCGTGTTGGACATGGTCAATCCTCTTCAATTGGGCAGGGATATAAACCAATTCCTGCCTCTGAATACAAGAACCAATTTCTTTCAACTGACCGTGACAGTCTGGACAAGTGCAGTCTTCGCCTTTTAGTTCATGATGAACCATCTCTGGAGTAAACTGACTGAAAACAGCCTGACGAACTCCCTTGGTTTTCTTACGTTGATAGGTAATCGTTTCTGTGTCACCTGGGTAAGTCAGCGTCTTCTTCAGGAAGTGGTTCTTCTTCGAAGAGACTTAGCTGACCAGGTTGATACGCAACTTTCTCTGATGACTTGCCATAAAGCTTTTGCGTCAGATAGGCAACCTGTTCACGAAGGAGGGTCAACTCATTGGTCATGATTTCAATAGTTTTTGTTAGACTTTCAATCACTTTATCTTGTGGCTCCATGGACTCACCCCCTTCTTTTTATCTCATTATACCTAAAAGAAAGCCATGATTTCAATAGAAATCACGACTATTTGTAGGTTTTATTTTAGGACTTATCGAAAATCCCTTCATCAACCAGTCAACTTGCTCGGAAGTGAGGGCTTCGACCTCATGTTCATCATTAGGCCAAGTGAGTTTGCCGTTTTCAAATCGTTTGTAAAGCAACCAAAATCCTTGTCCGTCCCAGTAAAGAGCTTTGAACCGGTCTTTGCGGCCGCCACAGAAGAGAAAAACTTGACCAGAAAAGAGATCAAGGTTGAACTGACTTTTTACCAGATAAGCCAGCGAATCAATCCCTTGACGCATATCCGTTTTTCCGCAGACCAAGTAAACTTGTCCTAAATCACTGAGTCGGATGTTCAT